CCGCACCACCACCGACACCCTGTTTTTGGCTCGTGACCGCACCGGGCTGAAGATCCGGGCCCTGCTGGATCCGGCCGACCCCGATGTGCAAAGGTTGATCCCGAAGCTGAAACCGCAGGCCAACGGCCGCTCCAACATGGACGAAATGAGCTTCGGGTTCCGGGTGAAAGACCAGCTGTGGGATTCCTCGTACACGGCGCGCACCATCACCGAGGTGTCGCTGCACCACGGCGATGTCAGTGTCGTCAACTATGGCGCGAACTCGGCGACCCAGGTGGCGATCGGGGATGCGGTCGAGGCCGCCGCCGCCCTGTCGGAGGGGCAGCTGGTGGAGCTGCGCCGCCTGGACGCCGGGCTGGCCGACGCGCTGGACGCCGCCGCGGTCGGCTACCGCGCCGACAAACCCAAAAAATACGCTGAGGTGGAGAACTTCGGTGACCCCGGCTACCTCGACGCGCAGGGCAATCCCGCCAAAGGCGGCAACGGCGTCAAACGCTACCCGCTCAACAACGCTGCGCGGGTCCGCAATGCGGCGGCCCGGCTCGCCCAGAACAAGAGCCGCTACACCGCAGAGCAGTACCAGGCGATCCTGGGCCGAATCAAGTCGGCGGGCAAGCGGCTCGGGGTCGACATCAGCGGCGACGACAAGAAGTCGGCGCCGCCGATCCCCTACAGCGCGCCCGCGCCCGCCATCGTGCGCGGTGACTATCTGCCGCTGGGGCCCGCCGACCCGGCCGAAGTCCCCTACACCAAAGACGACGACGACGAGGACGGTGTTGAGGGGTGTGATGAGGAGGCGTTCGGCTGCCCCGCCAACGACACCATCGCCGTGGGCCCGATCAGCGCGGCGCTGCAGATGGTCCGGGAAGCCGCCGACCCCGCCGGGCTGCGCAGCATCACCGCCCGCCTCGCCGAACTCGACAAGGTCCGCGTGTCGCTGCCACCCACCCTGGCCCCCTAGCGCTATCATCGGCACCTAGTCGCGAATCTGGCACAGAACGGCGGCGGCCCGGCACGGGCACGGCCGACACGGCCAACCCCCCCTTTGTCACGCCCAAAGAAAGAGCCGCCGTCATGCCTAACACTGACGCCGTCGAAAACAACTCGATGGAAGAATTCCTGAAACGCCTCATCGACCAGCGCGCCCAGCTGGTGGAGAAACGCGGCAACCTGGAACGCAAAGCCACCGCCATCCTGATGGTCGCCAAAGACCAGCACGGCGACACCCTCTCCGCGGAAGAGGACGCCGAGGTGCGCGCGCATGTCGAGGAGATGCGCGGTCTCGGGGAGAACATCGAAGCCCTCGACAAACGCATTCAAGAGGTCGGCGAAGAAGTCCGCCGGTCGGGGACCATCGCCAACAACCTCGCCAAGGTTCGGCACACCCAGCAGGCCGCCATCCATGTCAAAGAGTCCGCGGTCTACACCAAAGAGAACCGGCACCAGCGCTCGTATGTGAAAGACCTGATCCGGTTGACGATGAACCTCGACCCCGACGGGGAATCGCGGCGCCGCCTGTTCGACCACGCCTCCGATGTGGCCACCAACCCGGAATACCAGGAGTACCGCGCCGACATTTCCCGGGTCGACGGCTCCGGCGGATATGCGGTACCACCAGCGTGGCTGATGGATCAGTACGTGACCTATGCGCGTCCGGGGCGGGCGTTCGCGAACGTCACCCAACGCCAACCGCTGCCCGGCGGCACTGACTCCATCAACGTGCCGAAGATGTTGACCGGCACCACCGTCGGCGTGCAGACCGCCGACAACACCGCCGTGTCGGAAACCGCCCTGACGGACACGTTCATCAACGCCCCCGTCCGCACGATTTCGGGTCAGCAGGGGGTGGCGATCCAGCTGATCGACCAGTCCCCGATCGCGTTCGACGACGTGGTGTTCCGCGACCTGGTCGCCGCGCACGCCGCCGTCCTCGACAACCAGGTCATCGGCGGCACCGGGTCCAGCGGCCAGGTGCTGGGTGTCGGCAACACCCCGGGTATCTCGACGGTCGCCGCGTCCGCGGTCACCATCGCCGGCGTCTACAGCGCGCTGGCGAACGCGGTGCAAACCGTGCACACCACCCGCTTCCTGCCGCCCGAAGTGATCGTCATGCACCCCCGCCGATGGGGCTGGTTCCTGTCCCTGCTCGACGGGCAGCAGCGCCCGCTGGTGCTGCCGAACGGGAACATGCCGTTCAACGCCGCCGGCATCTTGACGGATGTGGATAGCCAACAGGTCGTCGGCAACATCCACGGCCTCCCGGTGGTCACCGACCCGAACATAGCAACCAACTCCGGGGCCGGGACCGAAGACATCATCTACGTGATGCGGTCCTCTGACCTCATACTTTGGGAGTCTGGGATAAGAGCGAGGGTGCTCCCCGAAACGAGGGCAGCAAACCTCACGGTGCTGCTCCAAGTCTATAATTACTTGGCGTTCACCGCTGCGCGTTATCCCCAGTCCGTGGTGACGATCACCGGTTTGACCGCACCAACGTTTTAGTTAGAAACACGCCGCTAGCCCACTGGCCCCCTGTCGGGCCGGTGGGCTAGCCTGCGTTGGTGAGTTGTTGGGCAATGCCCAACCGTTGAGCGTCAAGGCTGACAGGAGCCGGTTATGACTGCGCCATTAATTCCACTCGCACAGATAAGCGGATCAATTGTCATCTATGGCCCTAACGGTGAAGAACTGGGCCTGAGCGATCCACGCTGTGAATCAATAGGAATCAAGAGATGTACCAGATGCCGCGAAATTTGGCTGCTATCCGAATTCTATCTTCACCCGCGAGGACGCAATGGCATCGATCCAGAGTGTAAGGATTGCTCTTTAAAGTTGCAGCGAGCGTACCAGGCCGAGAATGCGGAGTACTTTAACGCGCAGAGAAGGCAGAATCGCCAAAAAGATCCTGATCAATTTTGGAAACATGATCTTGCCAAGCATCACATCACGCCCGAGCAGTGGTATGAAATCTATGCCCAGCAGAACTATGGTTGTGCGCTTTGCGGTGTCCCGGACTCTGGAGATAGGCGGCTTTCAATAGACCACGATCACGCATGCTGTCTTGGTGAGCACTCGTGCGGCAGATGCATCCGTGGTCTGCTATGTACCAACTGCAATAATGGCCTGGGCAGGTTCCGAGACGATTTCGCCCGTCTTGAAGCGGCCATCGGTTATCTTAAAGATCCTCCGGCGCAGCGCGTCATCATGCCTTGTGACATGCTACGGCGTTAGGCTTTGCCCATGGCTGCGAAAGATGCTGTGCAGGAGTTGGGGCCGATCAAGGTGCCGCCGGGGGCGTTGACGACGCCGTGTTCGTTGTTGGCGTTGCATAACTGGTTGTTGGCGGCTCATGCGGTGGCCCCTGCGGTGGGGGCTACCGCGCAGGTCACGACGACGGCGACCAGTATCGCGGTGGCGTGATGGTGGCGGTGACGCCGGGCCGGTTCGGGCGGATGCCGCCGCCGCCGCCGGGCAAGATTTGGGTGCGTAACCAGCGGGTGGCGTGGGAGTTGTCGATTATCGCCGCGGTGGAGCGGTTCACGGCGGTGGGGGAGTTGGTGCCGCAGCATTTGGAGCGGCTGGCCGCCACTATCGGCCCCGACACCCCCGAGGTGGCGTTCGAGCTGGCTGACTCGGATTTCGGGGTGCCGCCGGCGCCGTTCGCCAGCGCGCAACCCCTCACCGCGGCGCCGGAACCGGAAGCGGCGCCGGATGAGCAGCCGTCGCTGTGGGATGAGGAGGAGGCCGCCGGAGTCGACCTCGAGGGCTGGACGGTGCCCGAACTCAAAGACGCCCTCGACCAGCTCGGCGTCGACTACCCGGCGTCGGCCCGCAAAGCGGAGCTGATCGCTCTACTAGAACAGGCTGAACAATGACTGCGCCCAGTCCGGTGTCGTCGCCGGCGGCCCCGCGTGATCCCTACCCGCCGCTGTGTGACCCCAACGACCCGGACTGGGCGTCTTTCCAAGCCCAGGATCCCAACTACTTCCTGGCGGTGGCCGGGGCGCGGATCCGCACCTACTGCGGGTGGCGGATCTACCCGAACGACACCAACACCCTGGACAAACTGAAAGTCGGCACCAACGGCCGGATCATGCTGCCCAGCCTGTATGTCACCGATGTGGCGTCGCTGAGTATCCAGACTGGGGTGGACACCACCGTCGACATCGACCCCGACCTGTACGAGTGGTTTCCCAACGGCAGAATCATGCCGCTGGGGTTGACCGGGTGGGGTTGGGGTTCCTACTCCGGCTACTACTACGGGCCGGACACCCCGGCGTATCTGCCGTGGATGAACTTCGGGTACGCCACCGTCACCTTCACCCACGGCTATCCGGCGGTGCCCGCGGATGTCAAAGCGGTGGCCTACGAGCTGGCCGAGGTGGCGGCGG